AAACGATTGATTCGCATCTTATTGGATGTTCTTGCCTTAGGCTTGATCCCAAAAGCTCTCCGAATTGCACACAAAGCCCTACTGTCAAACTGATTTGCCGTAGGAAACTCACTCAGAACCCAGCATCCACCCGGTATGTATCTTGTGCTGGCTATTGTCACGGCGTTGGTCGCCTCTGCGTACGTTTGGCGCGCACCCTTGTTGGTCGTGTCACTCGGCGTAGCAGACCGAATCGACGCATCTTACGCCGACGTCGTTCATGGTTGCGGCGATCTTGTAGAAGGGTATCACGACCTTTTGCGAGATTGCAGTTGGGAATTGCAAAAATTAGACGATTTCAACGATATCCAAAGTCTAAGTCCATATTGGGGCGCAGTGCTGAACACCCTACCGCGGAAGGAGATACGGTTGTCTCCGGTATGCAGGATCATACCAACGCGGTTTCGTGTCCACGCATTGTCCCCGTTTGGCTTGTTGCGGGTAGTGTTGTCGTACATGGTCTTCGGACTTTATGCGATGATCTCTCTCAGCTTGTTGACGCTGTTAGCCGCGTCATTCCTAATCTACCGCTTCCTTAAACGACACCGGCCAATTAGAATGCGTTCCCCGATAGTTCCTGTATCGGCCGGCGAATTGAAGTCGCTGTTCGAAAAGTTCGTGAAGGAACATCCCTTACGCGTGACCCCCAACACAGGCCACAAGACATTGGCCTATGTTCGAAAAGCCCTAGAGAATTTCTCGCTCGACTTTATGTTCCGGATAAATCAGCGTGTCCGAGACATTGGCGGTAGCCCCAAACGCCACGCCAAATATGGGAAACGATTACACATATGTTTCCCGAACCTGACCACATCAGATCACGACAAGATTCGTGGTGTGATGAAGAATCGGGTGTTCGAGCACAAGGGACAAGACTGCACTGACCCTCAAAGTCCTGCTATCATGTCCTATGTTGACTTTCATCTTACGGCCTTAGAACTAGGCGATACCATCACGGCTCCTACTATCATCATCACACATGACTTCAATGAATACGTCGGGCAGAACACTTGGTTCGACGGTGAAGCAGAAGTGACCGTAACTGATCACGTCTGTATGAAGACACGCGGTGGTGATGTGTATGATCACGCTTTTCACATATGGCGTGATGAAGGCATTATATTTGGCACCAAAAGTGTCGCCCATTATTATCGAATCGGTGATTATGGGAACAGTTCAATATTTTATGCCTACCCAGCCGATGGTGATTTCAAACCCACGGATCCGTCATGCCTTCGTACTGTAGAGAAGGTGTACGCGTATCCGTTAGGAGATCATGTCGTGGCAACACAAACCGACGACACGTACGTATTTACCCGCGGAGGCCGAAAACTTGGCTCAGCCCCCGTCTCGAGTATCGTACGTTCCGCAGTTACCATGTCACTAGCACCGCGAGGAGACACTTACGCCCAAAACCTAACCAGTTTGGTGCGTGGTCGTTTCAACGCCGATAAGCTAGATCTCGTCGTATTATCCCATGCGATTGAGTTGACGGCCAAGGTATCCGACGAATTGGCATTAAGGTACGGTCACAAATTCCATCATTTGCCACTTAATGTGGTTGGGATGACCTGGTACAACCGTTTGATGTATAGGATGGCCATCCAAGCGATGGACGTCCTCCCAAACGTGTTCGCCAGATTCCCAGCTGCAATATGGGACAAGTTGGTTGGGAAACGTGCTGCCGAAGCCCTGATGCCATGGGCTTGGCATGAATTTACGACTCCCAATTATGAAGTTCATGCTGAGTCCGACCCGAGGTTGACTAGTGGAGAGGTCAGCTCGCGTCCCAGGATAAATCAGACTCCCTTTCGATCAGCGGAGCCGGGTAGTGCTACCCGGACTGCTGATGACGAATTCCGCAGTACCCCACAACGGACTAGAAAATCAGTCCGCTTCAGTCAGCCTGAGAGTTCTAGGCAAGAAAATGTACATGCATCCACTCCTTGGGGAAGTACCAACCGGTTCGCATTACTGGCTGGCCCCTCAAACACCAGTGGCAGTACATCCACTCCAATTGCCGGTCCATCCTCGAGACGTGGAAAGTGGGATCGCAATCCCGCTCCCATGGCACCCAAGCCTACCAACATCGCCTGTGGAACGAATGCGCCTCGCGTCGTTGCTACCAACCGTGCGGGTTGCAGCCGCACCATCTTCGACGACGTTGACGTCACTCTGTCAGAAGTCAAGACGGTCTCCCTTCCTCCGACACTACTTTTTGAAGTGGTTGCAAGCGGAGGAGAACGAATGGGTGACCCAACTCAATCCTCTACCTCTGGAAGAGTGGGCGTCCCGGTTCCCGCTGAACAAGCGGAAACAACTAATTGAGGCGAACCACAAGGTTTACGACTTTGGTGTCAACAAGGGAATCGCTCGCGTCTCTTGTTTCATCAAAAATGAGACATCTACCACGGCAACTGACCCTAGAAATATTTCACCCCGAACCCCTGAATTCCTATCTGTTGTGGGCCCTTATGTATCAGCATTGGAGAAGGCCGCGAAAGCGGCCCCATACCTGGTCAAGGGCCGCAACATTGAGGATCGGGACGCGCTCTTGTACCGCCTTGATTCGTTTCCATTTCTTATGGAAACAGACCAAGAACGACTCGATCGTAATATGGACCAACCTATCATTCGTGATTTTGAGATGGAGTTTTGGGACCATGTATTTCCCTCCGCAGAACACTTCGTGTTTCACGAAGTTATGCAATTGGCGTTGACCACTACTGGCCTTACGCCGTTTGCATTGATGTACTACGTTGAGGGAACACGTGTGTCCGGGGACTCTCATACCTCAATCATGAATGGTTTGTTTTGTCGGTTCATGCAGTGGTTGTGCAATTACAACTTGCCGCCCGAATCGTGGGATTCATCCCACGAGGGCGACGACGCACTCACCGCTGGATTACTCGAGTATAAGAACGCGCTCGTTTTCCTCACCAACATGATGTGGTTATTGGGATTCGGTGTGAAATTGCAACTCCCTCCCTCATTGGCTGAAAGCACGTTTTGCGGTCGACGGCATGTGCCCATACCTGGCGGACTACGCTCCATGTGTGACATCAGGCGAACACTCGCCAAGTTCCACATCACCCAGAGCGGTCTACCAGGACGGCGCGCCATCATCGCTAAAGCGTACTCCTACTGGTCTACGGATTCGCAAACCCCAATCGTAGGTCCTCTTTGCTATACGCTACTCACCGTCTTGGAACCCACAGCGCATGATTATACGCATATATTGCGAAGTCAGCGCATATCTTCGTGGGAAAAAGACAAGATTGTTGAAGGAGCATCCCGGGCATTGAAGAAACCAGAAGTATTGGTTGAACAGCGTGCGGTCATGGATAATCATGACAACATTTCGATCGCACTGCAACTCAGCGTGGAGTCTGCCTTCGAGAAGTGGTTACGGCAGGGGTTCATCCCCACGCAGTTTCCCACCATACTCGACGCAGACATCCACGTCGATGACCACCGCTCCACCTACTTCGGGCCTGATTATCCCATGTTCTTGGTTCCTACGACCAAGTGAGGCCCCTCCCCCGTCTGAGATCGACGTACACCTGTCTGGGCTCTGTTTAGGGTAAAACC